CTTGATTTATGAACATAGCAGGTTTAGCAATTTGGTAAATGCACCGTTCTCATAAAGCGGTTAAAGTGGGTTCAACTCCCACAACCTGCATTTGGGAGTATGGTGGAATCGGTAGACACACCAGACTTAAAATCTGTTGAGCATTACGCTCGTGGGAGTTCAAGTCTCCCTACTCCTATTATTAACAATAAACTATGTCACAATATGATTTTGGTGGACTTGAGAGGCATCCTGCTAACATCCTAAGATTGATTAGTGAGTTAGAAGGATCATACCAACTTTGTAAGTATATGGGTTTTGAAGAGGATATGAAAATCCTTGACAAAATGAAAAAACCATATTATAAACTCTACTTTAAAACGAAGAAGGAGTACAACGCAAAATGAAAATGAGTTGATATCACCATAAATACGACAAGCAGAAGCAATACGATGTCGTTTCACCCATACAATTTAACATCAAAATATGTCTTTTGCACATTTCCGGTAAATTATACAGTTATTGTGAAAATGTATTTCATTGAGGGAATGCCTTTTACATATGATAAAGTAGAAAGGGAAGAACTGGAAGATGTTTGGATACGAGCAGAGGCAGCATTAAATCCGGAATTTACAATGGAGCAGGTAGATCAATACTCTGACTATCTTATTGCTGAAGAATTACACCCATGTTTATATCCAGTTGAAATGACTAATCCCGAGTTAATGCCAGATGACACGTTTTCATGATTATATTGAAGGTACTTTTGATAACAAAGAACAGGCATTAAAATATCCTACTAGGTATGCTAGAATTATTATCAAGCATAAATGGATTGGTGGTGATTGGTTTGAGGGCACCCAATCTTTTCATAAAAGAGAACCATACAGGAAATTTCTAATTCGTATTTTCCCAGAAGGGGAAAAAATTCGCGTCAAAAATTATGATCTAAAAGGTGTATACAAAGAAGGATGTGATACATTATTTCAATTGGTAGGAACCAAATATCATGGTAGTAACACTGAGTGTACTTGCTGGGTGTTTTGGAAAGGAATTAAAACTTACTTGACAAATAGCATAATTATAGGTTATAATGACTACAAGGTCATGGATTCAGGAATTAATCCTGAGACTGGAAAAAAACTCTGGGGATCTCAATGGGGACATTTAGAGTTTAAACGCCAAACTAGCTCAGCTGGTAGAGCAGGTCTTTTGTAAAGATCAGGTCGCAGGTTCAAGTCCTGTGTTTGGCTTTCCACTTTTGTGGAATAGGTGACACCACCGGTATTTCGGACAGGGGTTCAATTCCCCTCACCTCCATTGGGTAGATGTCCGAGTGGTTAAAGGAGGAAGACTGTAAATCTTCTGGCTCTGCCTACGTTGGTTCAAATCCAACTCTGCCCACTCCTGGGGGTGCCATGGTTTAGACGGGGTATAAGGAGTGTTACTGAAACCTGCTTGGATAAGCAAACCATAGATGCAAAAACATCTGACACCGCAGCGAATAATATCGTTGCATTCTCCCGCACTCGCGAACTCGCGACTGCCTGAATGGGAGATCGGGGTTAAACTAGCCTTGTTAACCAAGTAGTTCTAGGGGGTGAAATGCCCCTTTCTTATGTCTTTGTATTATGTCTTTTCAATATTCAAAATTCATATACTGTGTAGATGATGCTCTAAGTGAGCATTTTTGTAGAACATGTATTGAAAAATTTGAAGCAGACGAGCGTAAATTTGAAGGTCATATTGGTCATGGTTATATTAACAAAGAAGTTAAAGATTCCACTGATTTGCAAATTTCTTCTTTTTCTGATTGGAAATATGAAGATGATGTATTTTGTAAAACTCTTACTGAACATCTAAAAAACTATGTAAATAGTGATATCATCAAAGAACGCACTGATAAAGATACTATTGAAATTTTGCAAAATGAAATGCAAGATTCTGGGTATCAAATACAAAGAACTAATCCAAATTCTGGATATAGTTGGCACAGTGACTTTAATACAATTAAGTCTGAAATTGAAAATAATGGTGTTCGTATGTTGACGTTTATATGGTATCTTAATGATATTGTAGAAGATGGTTATACAGAATTTATTGATGGTACAAAAATTCAACCCAAGACTGGAAGAATGGTTATTTTTCCGGCATGTTGGACTTTTTTTCATCGTGGATACCCACCTAAAAGTGAAATTAAATACATTGCTACGGGGTGGTTGCATTCTATAGTTGAAGACTAAATCCTTGAGGTGAGATACCTCTTTAATCCCGAGTAGCTCAGTGGCAGAGCTGGTGACTGTTAATCACTCGGTCGCAGGTTCAAATCCTGCCTCGGGAGTTGTATAAATAATCTGAGATCAGATCTTAGTATCCGCAGCGGTTGAGTAATATGGCTTTGACTAGACTTGACAATCTTATTAGTAGTAAAACTGGTAAGTATTTGTATGTCTCTCCCGATGATTTTAATGCTTCGGATGAGTTGAACAATAGGGGAAATTCCCCAATTAGACCATTTAAGTCTATTCAGAGAGCATTTCTAGAAATTGCGAGGTATTCATACCTCCCTGGTCCTGACAATGATCGTTTTGACCAGTTCACGATCATGTTGATGCCTGGTAATCATTATATTGATAACCGTCCTGGCATTGTTGGAACTACAGGTATTGATGCATTTGCATTCAATCAAGCATTAAATGAGTGGGAAGATAATTCCAATCTTGATATTGCTGATCCAAATAATATCCTTTATAGATTTAATAACACTGAAGGTGGTGCAATTCTGCCTAGAGGTTCATCTCTCGTAGGTTATGACCTTCGTAGAACTGTTGTACGTCCTTTATATGTTCCAGATCCTGCAGATAGGTTAGAGAAGCGTTCTGCCATCTTTAATGTAACTGGTGCATGTTATTTCTGGCAGTTCACCATCAAGGATGGTGATCTAGAACCATCTTCCCCACTTTATAATAAAAATGAAGGTGTAGGTAAGGTATATTATCAGAATGGATATTGGGATCAGTTGGCAATTCCTAACTATTCTCACCACAAACTAACTGTATTTGAATATGCAGACAAAGAAGAACTAGGTCTATACTATCAGAAGATTGCTAAGGCATTCTCGCAGTATCAACCAACAATTAACGATCCTGGTGAATTTACTGAAAGAATTCAAGAAACTAGAATTGTTGGTCCTCTATCAGATATTCGCTCTATTGAGAGCATTGAGTGTGTGGATTCCTCTCCTGCAGGAACAATTAGTGTTAATATTACCACTAAAGTAAATCATGGTTATTTCAAGAACCAGTTTGTTTCTATTGAAAACAATGGGTTAGACGATCAATTAAACGGCACTTTCCCTGTAGAAAATATTGATCTAGTAGATGGCAGAAAGTTTACTTATAAAATTCCTGGGACTGTTGCAGCTCTTGGAACCAGTGTAAGTTTAGTTAGCGGAACAGTATATACAGCTCAAAGTGGATTGAGTGCAAATGCGGTAGTCAAGGCGGAAGTTGATTCCGTTGAATCCGCGTCTCCGTATGTCTTTAACTGCTCTATTCGCTCTACCTGGGGTATTTGCGGAATCTGGGCAAATGGACTGAAAGCAACTGGATTTAAATCCATGGTTATCGCTCAGTATACGGGCGTTTCGTTGCAGAAAGATGACAGAGCATTCATTCGTTATGATGAGTATTCTAACACGTTTAATCAGGCATCATTAACTGATGCATTTGCTACTGTTCCATATCATACAAAAGGTGACGCATATTGGAAGGATGACTGGAGAAACTTCCACGTTCGTGCATCAGATGACGCATTCATTCAGAACGTTTCTATCTTTGCTGTTGGTTTTGCTGATCACTTCCTAATGGAAAGTGGTGGTGATATGTCTATCACCAACTCTAACTCTAACTTCGGTAACACATCACTTCATGCGATTGGTTTTAAAGGATTTGCCTTTAACCAAGATAAGGGTGGTTACATCACGGATATTGTTCCTCCAAAAACTATCCCTGAAACACAAGGAAATACCAAGAAGAATGCTTACTACACTATTGATGTAAAAGCATCTAATGATCCTAATAATCACAGTAGAATTTTCTTTGGTGATGATGAAGCATATGATCCTGCCAAGAGACCTGCAGCATCAATTGATGGATTCCGAATTGGTGCAAGAAGTGATGAAAAACTATATGTAAAACTAACCCCAAGAAGTGCTGGTTCTAGTAACATCTTTGATGCTACTCTATCACCAAATGGATTCAAGAAATTTACTGCAACTGCATCTATTCTCAATCCTAGTAGTCTTGTACTTAATAATAAAGATCTTGATGCAGCAGATAGGATTGAAGAAAATAAGAACTTCATTGCTGCTGAAGCTTATGGATATATCACCGGAAAGTATCCAAATCTTGTAGTTAAATCTGGTATTACTATTGAAAAGTGCCGTCGTGATATTGGATATCTGATTGATGCTACAGTACAAGATCTTCGTCTTGGTGGCAATATTAATACCATTCAGGCAGCAGAATCTTATTATGTTGGAAATAATCTTTCTTATATCACTGGAGAACTATCAGAAACTTTAGAGGGATATAATTACGCGAGAGATTTAGCAATTGCAGCAATGCGTAATTTTGCATATCTGCGTCAAGGTGCCTCTACTACAGCAGCATCTTCTATTGTAACCATTGGTGATACTTCTGGTATTTCTCAGGGTATGATCGTTACAGATTACGATCCTTCTGAGTTTACTGATGGTAAGTTGAATGCCGGAGCTTCACGTCCTAATGCTCCTGCCATCCCAGATAACACCTATGTTAAGCGTGTTATTGATGCAACTACAATTGAGTTGGGTCAAAAAGCAGTATACAGTGAGAAGAAACTGGTATCTGATCGTTATGGAGATGCGAAAGATTTAATCCTTCTCAATAAAGCATTCATTGCTGCTGAAGCATATGATCGTATGGTCCTTGACTTCCCTGGATTTGTTACTCCTACGGGTGATCCACAAGATTGTAAGGATGATATTGTTGATGTAATTGAAGCAGTTGCAGAAAATACTGCTTTTGGTGGTAATGCTGTTACCTATGATGCAGCATACTTATATGAAACCGGCGCTCATGTTGCTGGCGAAGAAGATGAGACTATCAAAGCATTCACATATGCTAGAGATATGTGCATCCAGGTCATGCGTAATGAAGATGTGTTCATCTTTGGAGCTCATGGTTTAGCACAACAAAAAGACACTACTATCACTTATGCTGCTCCTGAACTAGTAAAAGATCGTTATGGCGATGCTCGTAATCTAATTCTTGCTAACAAAGAACTTATTGCTGAAGAAGCAGTAGCAAGAATGATGAATGTATATCCTGCCCATACATATGGTTCTGGTTATACTTCTGCCGATTGTGTTGATGATGTTAGAGATCTGCTAGAAGCAGTTGCTGATAACTTAGCATATGGTGGTAATGATAAAACTTGGGATGCTGCTTATTCATATGTTAAAGGTGCTCATGTAGTAGGTGAAGAAGCAGAGACAAATTATGCATTTGAGCAAGCAAAAGAGATGGCTGCTCAAGCAATGAGAAACCAAAAAGTTCTCTCTATTGGATCGCATGGTTTAACTCAAACCTATGATACATCAATTACATATAATACACCAGATCCAGTAATTGATCGTAATGGTGATGCTCGCAATCTAATCATTTCTAATAAGGCATTGATTGCTGCTGAAGCATATGAAAGAATGATGGCGGAAAATCCTGGATATGTTCATCCAACTGGATACGGTCCACAGGATTGTATTGATGATATTCTAGATTTTGTCAATGAAGTTTCCTATAACTTAGCATTTGGTGGAAATGATAGAGTCTGGGACATGGCAAACCTATACGTTGTAGGGCAGCATGTTGCAGGTGAAGAACTACAAACCACTCAAGCGTTTGAGTATGCTAGAGACCTAATGGTCCAAGCAATGAGAAATGAAACCATGCTCCTTGTCGGTGGACATGGTTTAACTCAGACAAAAGACACAACTATTACAGTTGATGCTCCTACACCTGTAGATAATAAGTCTGCAGATGCAAGAAACTTAATCCTAGCAAACAAAGACTTTATTTCTGAGATTGCTTTGGGTAGAATGTTGGCAAACTTCCCAACATATACATCTCCTACTGGATATACAACTGATGATTGTCTTGATGACATTAAGGACGTTGTAGATGTTGTTTCCCATAACTTAGCATATGGTGGTAATGACAGAGTATGGGATGCTGCTAACTTCTATGCTACTGGGGGACATGCTTCAGGATCTGTAAACGAAACAATCTTCGCGTTTACTGAAGCACGTGCTCTTATGATTGAGGTCATGAGAAACGAAAATGTAACCATTGGTGGTCATACAACATTAACTCAATCTAAAGACTTGACGATTACTGCTGATGGAACACCTCTTTGTGCTTCGCAAGCAGCTACGATCACCACGTTGATTCAAGTTCTTACTAATACCATTACCTCTGGTAATTTACTATATGGCATTACACGTACTTTATCTAATGCCTCATGTAATGATGTTAAATCAGCTCTGACAACGTTCACTGATCTAGTTACTGTTGCTATCAACACACCATCTTCTCTTGCTAATGTTGCAAGAACTCTGTCCGTTGGATCATGTGAGGATGCTAGAACGACTATTACTACACTCTTTACTATTGTTCAGAATGCAGTATTAACGCCAACATCACTTTCATCTATTCTTAGAACTGTATCTAACGGATCTTGTCAGAATGTAGCATCTGCTGTTACTACTCTGTTCCAGATTGTTAATAATACAATTGCAAATCCTGGATACTTACAGTCAGTTGATAGAGTTGAGTCTCCACTCGGACTTGCATTTGGTCCATCGGTAAATGCAAACGCAACCACCACAAACTCTTACCTATACTTCACTTTAACTTCAGGTGTATATACATCTGAGTTCTCCCCAACTGTTGACGATACTATTACTCAACATACTTCTTATCCAGAGTGTGCTGATCAAGCTTCTACTATTCGTCAGTTCTTTACTAATATCTCAACAATTATTCAGACTGGTCTGAATACTGTTCCTAGAACAGAACCTTCACAACTTACCACACAACTTGCTTCTAGAGCAACAACTTGGACTCTTAGAACAGGTTCTGGTGCTAACCCACATAATCTAGAAACTGGTACACCAATCAGATTGGTTCCACGTCCTCGTTATGATAGCGTAACCAACTCTTATGTTGATGTTGATAAGAGAAAGATTAGACTTCCAAATGGTTTTGAAACCAACGAAGAGTATTATGTAATTGCTCCTGCAAGAAAGACAAAACCTGAACCTTATGAAGGAACTTCAGTCTTTAACGGAACAGATCAAACAAAAATTATGCTTGCAAACAGCAAAGAAAATGCTGCTGCAGGTATCTATATTCACTCTGCTGAAGTAGAGTCTATTGATCCTGATATTGAAATTGATGTGTATCAATTTGTATTAGATGATAATTATGATTTGCATCAATACTCTTGTATCCTAGAGGCAAATACTAACTCTAGTATTCGTACTGATGTACCACACATCTTTGATGTTCCTTTTGCAGATATTTCTGGTCATCAGGTATTCTTCAGAGCAAATGAGGGTGGAAGTGTTCCTCTTGTAGGTTCAAATTATGCAGGAGATCCTTCTATTGCTAATAATGGTAGAATACGTGGAGACAAATTCTTCTGGGCAAGATATCAAACTGAAAAATCTTTCACTATTCACGCAACAAAGGCGGATGCAATTGCTGATATTAATGCAATCACATTCCAGACAGGTTCTTACGACTTCTCAACGTTTGCGAATAAGCGTGAATCACCTGTAAAATATGATCCTTCATATTTAAATCCAAATACTACACCAGCAATTTATGGTAAGTGGTATATGCAGGTTGAGGATCATTCTTCTAATGTTAATGATCCTAGGTATAATGAAAGCATCTTAACTAGATTGCATGAGAATACTTATAGTGATATCTCTGGTCAAGATAAGACTAACGATGCTTGGTTTGAAAGAATCAAGGATGAAAGAGATAAAGATGATCGTATCTATCGTCTTCGTTATGTTATTCCTGAGTACTTACAAGCGGTTCGTGATCCTATTAATGGATTCACCATTAAAGTTCGTAAGGATGAAACTAGAAAACTTCTGCCACAAAAACTTGTACTTAAACCAGTATCTGGTTCTGTAACAAAAGCAAGGTTCTTCAACCCAGTACAAGCAAATGAAGTTATTGGATTCACTAAAGCAGATTTCCTTAGTAATAATCTAAATGAAGAGGCTGCATATGATCCATTTAAGAGAGACGTTGTAGGCACAACTCAGTACGCTAAGACTATTGAGACTTCTAACTATGTCTCCATGACTATTCAGTCTGGTAGATACTTTAATGATGTACAAAGTGGTGACGAACTATTAGAAGTAACGGTATTTGACCTAGGTATTACAAACGTTGGATTGTTGAATGAAACGTTTACCACAGTTAAGGTTACTGCACCTCAGGGGGGTTCTTTTGTTGCCAACAAAACTCAATCAAATTCTACAAACAGAGTTGATTGGTATGGTAATTCTTCAGGTTATGCATTTATACATGCAGCACTCAATGTTCCAAATACAAGTGACTGGTATTTGATCTTTAAAGGTATTTCTGGTAAGATTGACTACTCAGTCTTTGAAAATATCCGATTTGCTCAAGGCGCAGTATTTGCTGACCTACTAACTGATGAAGACTTTGGTAAGTCTCTATACATTAAAGATCTTATTCGTAAGAATTATCCAGAATATTATTATAGACAACTTGGATCTAAAGTTTATACTATCACTCCTGGTGATATCATTACTGACGATGCAAACGTTCAGTTCTACGTAGAGTCTGTAACTGATACTGGGGAACTTGATGATACCTTCTACATCTTTGATGTTGAAGAGGTTCAACGCCGTATTTACGGTCAGCAAGATGGTATTTACTATCTAACTGCTGTTCGTGGTAATATCTCCCCATTCCCAACTGGTGCTGGTAGCCAGGGTAACTTCCGTAACTTTAAGTTCTCTCAACCAATCAGCAAACTGTATCCACTGAACTATAAGAATGATCCTCTTTGGTTTAAACAGTTAGATAACACCCAACTTGATGTTCCTGCAACATACTCTGCTGCAGACAACTATACTCACGGTCTTGTTAGAGTTAATGACTTCAAGGGTTCAATGACTCGTGAAGCAATGCTTGACTTTACGACTCAGCAAGCACTGTTGCAGAATACTTATACTCAAGTTAATTCTAATATTGACAATAGATTGAGAGCGCAGAAGGGTAATGCTGCATCTGGATCTGAAGATCGTCGCATTCCTATTGCTGGTGACAGCACTGTAATGTCTGATCAGAGACTATATGTTGAACTTAGAAGACCCTCTATTGCTCGTGCAGGTAACCATACCTTTGAGTACCTTGGATTCGGTCCTGGTAACTATTCAACAGGTCTTCCTGCCCGTCAGGAGATCGTCCTAACACCAACCCAAGACTTCTATGCACAGTCTAAGAAGCAAAATGGTGGTTTAGTATTCTACACTGGTCTAAACTCTAACGGTGACCTATACATTGGTAACCGTAAGATTGATGCTATTACTGGTGAAGAAGTATTCTTAGAATCTGCTGCATTAGTTGATTCTGAAGATGACACTGAAGATATCGGTAGTCTTGTTACTACTTTTGATACTCCTGTAACATTCAATGAGTACATCACTGTTAATGGTGGTGATGCTCAAGATCGTATGAGTACATTTAACTCTCCTGTTACTATTAATGTTCTGGGTAGAGTTAGAGATTATGCATTTACTGTAGTTTCTAATGTATCACCTAGTGATGGTGATGATGCAACACTTGATAAGACTAATCAGTTCCTTAATCAAGATACAAATGGTGACATTGTAATTGCAAGAAACCGAGTTGCTGCTTCTGTATTCCAGTTTAATCCACGTGGTTCAAATGGTGCCGCACAAGGTTATAAAATTCAAAATCATGTAGTTGGAAGCATTGGGTCAAATATTACACCTAATCAAAGTCCTGTGTATAGCACAGGTCTTGGAACTGCAATTAATACTACCCAAAATGTATTGTATGGGTCTGAAGTTCCATTATCTGGAGATATTCTTCTCAAAGGATCTGAAGTTGGTGGTACTGGGTCTCTTGGATGGATTTACGCAAACTTCTTTGAAACAGTTACTACTGCAAATATCCTTAACTTCCAGATGAATGGAAGCACTGTTATTACCATTACTTGGGGTAACAACTTATCTAATGATCAAGTTGGTGTTACTAGCGGATCCCAGATTAGAATTTCTAACTATAGTGACCCTGGATTTAATGGTCTTTGGCAAATTATTGGTAATGGATTTACTGCCAGTGCTAATACTTGTCAAATTGCTATTATTGAAAATAGGGCTAACGTTGCAAATGACAATCCAAGACTTTGGTCTACTGAGGTAGCACTTGGAAATGGTGTAAGATTAGAGTTCTCTAATTCTTCTTGGAAAGAATTTGGAGTTATTGGTTCTGAAACAATTAGAACTGATACCAATGACATTGGTCAATACAAACTTGGTATTAACACAGTCGCAAGATCTGCACATGATGCATATATGACTGCATTTGTTGATGTTGATACTGCTCCTCGTGCAAACCTTGATGTTGTTGGTAATGCATTCATCAGTGGTAAGATAATTTCGGATTATCTAAGTCATCCTGCGTTTGCTAATAGAACTGAAACAACTTCTGATTATGCACTTCTAGTTGGTGGCGACAGTGCAACACCAGCAAATGAAGCAACACTTAGAGTTGCAACTACAAATAATGGTCGTGTTGGTATTAATGTAACTAATGCTGAACTAGACAGAGCACTGGTTGTTGATGGTACATCTAGATTTACTGATGATGCTCGTTTTGAGCATGACATTGAAGTTAATGGCAACGACGGTACAACTGCTGAGATTAGAACTTCCCAGACATCGGGAACTTTTAATCTTGTAACTGATGCTAATTTTACTGGCACACTTAACGTTGGTAATCTTGTAAAAACTTTAAATTTACTCAACACCGCAACACAAGATCAATTTGTTTATGTTGGCAATAAATCTCTGCATAGCAACATTTGGATTGGTAATACACCAGATCTCAATAGTAATATTTCTAAGATTACTATTGGTGGTGCATATAATAATAACGAGTCACTGTCATTTACTCAGATTGGTAGTAAGGCACTTAAAATTGCGGGTGATTTCCAGTTAGGAACTAGAAGAGGTCTTACTGATACGGTTAAACTTTCTTCTACTGCTGGTACTGTAGAATTTTTCTCCGGTAATTCCAACACGTCAAAACTTGATTTTGCTACTAATGCTTCAGACATTACAATCGGTGGTCAGGGTGGAGATACTAGAATTAGAAACAACTTAATTGTTGATTCTACTGCTAGATTTAATTCTGATATGACACTGTGTGGTGGATATGCATCTTATTCTTTCATAGCAGATAGAGGACAAATTGGTTCTAGTAAGATTACTCATACTAGCGGTATTCTAGGAAATAATCTATTCAACTCCAACGTTGATATTATTAGCGTTGCTAGAAAAACTGCTGCAGATGCAGAATACAACGCTGTTGATACTTCTGGTAGTGGTGATTGGGGTGGTACGGTATTCCAGAATGAAATTACTACAATTGGTGGAACACCAATAATTGAACCTCAAATTCTTTCTGCATTGAGTGGTAATCAGTATTACTTACCAATTAAGAATAAACCAGTTGATGCTGCAGGTGATCAATACTTTGCTGAGAATGATATTCTGCTTATTGATACCGATGATTCTGGTAATAAGCATCCAGAATTTGTTCGTGTCGTTTCTCTCCCAAGAATCAATACTGCTCCATTCTTCATAATAGTTGAAAGATTACCGTTTGGAACTTTCACCGCAATTAGAAGCGATCATAATGATACTGCACCAATTTACAAATGTAATGTTCAGTTTAATTCTACCTGGATTACCACTAATCTTGACAATTCCGGAACTGAAGAAAATATTTACCTTTCTCAGTTTGGCGGAACTATCTCTATTGGAGACTATGTAATTGTTTCTCGTGATGATGGAACTCCTTCTGGTGATGGTATTGATGATAAAGGGGAACTCTTTAAAGTTAAGACCTTAATTGATCAAGTTGCTAAGAAACTATCGGTCAAGACTGGTTGTGATACTGCTAGTGTGAAGACAGTATTTGAAGTTGATTCTGTAACAGGTAATGTCACCATTGATTCTGATACAACTATTATTAACGGTCTTCTGAATCTAAATGGCAGTTGTTCAACTCCATACACTAATTCTCCTACTGGGGACAAATTAAGGATTACTAATGGAGGAAATCCAGCAATTTCTACTTTTGAGGTAGATACTTGTACTGGTGATACAAGAATCGGTAATACTCATGCTACAGTCTTTATGTTATCCGAGCAGTTTGGAACTACTCCTTCTGCATATACCAAAGATAGCGATGTTGTTTATGTGTATCAAAATGATCCACAGTCAATTAATCCTAATGGTTTAGGACCTGCAACAACTCTTACAGAAGCAATTACTGCAGCAACTTCTGATATTGTAATTCAGTCTAATCTAGATGCATTTAGTGTTGGAGATTATGTAATCCTATATGTCACAGATGCACAAATTGAAATTATTCGGATAACTGATACACCACGCACAGATACAACTACTGGCAAATTAATTCTACCAACATCAAGTAATTCTACTTATACTTCTGGTGGTAGAGGACGTGAAGGAACGACAGCTCAGGCATTCCAAGCAGGTGTAAATGTTATCAAATTAGTTGGTGCTCCTAGAACAACAGTTCTATTAGATGATATTCCTGCAACTCAATCTGCTCGTGCAGCTGCCATTAAGGCTCGTAGTCCTAATACTAGCGATGTTAGATTAGAGATTAGACTTCGCAATGGAGATCTAATTTCACCTAAACTAGATTATCCAACTTATGTCAGAATAGGAAGTGAGTTCTTTACACCTGACTCTGTTGATGGAGGAATTGATGCAGTTTATGCAATCAAGATGCCTAAGCAGATCAGAGAACCAAATACTACTGAAACACCATCTTATCAATTATATAATGGTGGTAAACTTAGTGTCTATGATGATACTACCATTTATGGTGGTGCATTCAGAATGTATGGTTCTGATAGTAAAACTCTAGTATTGTCAATTTCAAATGACGATGGTCACTCTGGAGATGGATCTATTGAAGATCCTATCAATAAGACTAATGGCATGACCCTTAAGGGTTCTGCTAATATCTTCGGTGATTTTAGAGTTTACTGGGATGATTGCCAGATGAACGGTATTTGTTCAACTGTACCTTCATTTGTTGTACAGGGAAGAACTGGCAGTCTTCAGATGGGTGAAACATTCTATCAAGCTGGTAGATTACTGATTACTGAAAATGCATCTGATGTAGTATTCCATGTTGATAATATGGGTTCTGCAGGTATTGGTGGTACTGAGGGTCCTAAAGACTTCAAGATTTATCAAAACAATGCTATTGATTCGTTTGGTATTGAGAAATATTGGACAGGTAATGGTGGTAGAAGACATACATATCTTGATTTTGATCCTACTACTGGTATTGGTCAACAGCAAGATAATCCACTTGAAGTTAATAATAACTACTTGGTTAATACTTCTAGTGGTAGTAATATGGTCCTGTACTTACCAAATGATGCTCAAACTGGCGATATGATTAGATTTATGGAACTTAGCGGAAATCTAACTTATAACACAAGTTTAATTATTAGAGCATTGAAAGATGGAGCAGTTCAAACAGCAATTCAAGGTGATACTACTGGATCTAGAGTTGGTGCTGGTGCTGGTCAAACACTAGCAACGGCATGGGATTCTGGAGAACTTGTAGTTCAATCTAGAAATGCTGCTTTTGGTTTAGTTTATGCTGGTCCTGTTGACATTGAAGGATCCTCTAATGCCAGAACAATTCCACCTTCTCTTCGTGGTTGGTGGTTGATGGAACTCTGATCTAAAAACAATGACAGTAAGATACGATTCAATTAAAACCATGAGATCTGCCAAAATTGGCACTATCATGCCTTGGGGAGGAGATGGGGGTACTGGATTTTTAGAATCTAATATCCCTAAAGGGTGGATTACCTGCAATGGTCAAACATTAACTGCTTCTGATTATCCATTGTTAGCTTCATCTTTAGGTGATTCTTATGGTGGTGATATGACTGATGCTGCTGGTGATCATCCAGAGTTTCCATATTATGGTACAGAGGCAACTTTTAAACTTCCAAATCTATCTGCTAAAGTTTTGATAGATATTGAAAGAGATTATCTCACATTTGACAAATATAAGATGGGACAAATTGACCCATTAAATTCTGTATATAATACACAAGGAGATAAATTAGGTGATCTAATTGATTCTTATGGTGAAAATGCGTTGATAAACACTACATATCAAGCAACAACTGACATTGATTTTACGTTAAATTTATCCGGAAATTTATATTTTAAATTTGATAATATTACTATGGGAGCTCCTGACTTTTTGGAGACAGTACATACATTGAATAGAAAATTGGGAATTAATCATACACCATCACATGGACATAGTGAAACTATACCATCAGTAAACCCAACTTCTACTGGTCCTATGGTATTTCGTACTGATAGGGGTATTGATATGACCGGTACAGTTACATCTGATCAGTGCAATAAAACTAAAGGTCCCATTAACTGCGCTCTTACAGAAGCAGAACCAACACAGTGGCGCAACGGTGCTACTAATATAACATACTACGGTGATCAAACACGTGAAAATACACTTCCACGTTGTGAAGGATATCAAGAATTTGTAAAAGATAGTTCAGGAAAAGATTATTGGGGTCATGTTCCTGCTGGTGAAGATAACTGGGCAACTACTGATCGTAATCAGGAAGGTGGTGGAACAGGACATGAAGTCTTGACATATGAGCAAGTTGTATTTGAACGAGGATTTACTGATACTTTTAGTTACGTTCCTACTGACGAACATCAAACACCTTGCCATACTGGGATGTTTCCAGCTCCAATGAGTCTAAGAGGAAGGTCAAATTTCTTTGGATATGATACTGGTGCTCCTATTAGAGGTGATGGACTAGAAGATAACCCCGAAACTTCTCCTGTATTTACAGTCTCTGGAGTAACTCTTACTAAAGATTCTAATAAAATTACACTACCTGCTAGTACAAATATTAAAAGATCATATAGTTCTGGAGGTGAAAGTTGGTATCAATATGATAAAATTACTCCTTTAATGTACATTACACCTGTTGTATCTGATAGTAGATATTATTACTTCCGTGAAGGAACAATGGTCCAAGTTGTTGAAAATATAGGTACTGCTGCAGCACCAATTTATGAAATTACTATGAGTCAACCGGCAAAAGCTACTGGAACTATTGGTTTATCATTTAGATATGCTACATATCCTACTACATTAAATACAACTAATACTGCTAAAGATCCTAAAGAACAAATATACAGAGCACATAATCATGGTAGTTTTGAAATTGCTCAGGGTTTAGGATCTATCGCTAGTCCTCCTTCTCATACTGCAAATGATGCAGATGGATCTTCTTTAACTGCTGATAGTTTAGAAGATGCCCTAAATATTACGGTTGATACCACTCAACCTAATGTAACAATGACGTTTATAATCAAAGCATACTGATGCCTGCATTTTACGCCAAAGAAAGATCTAAATATGGTAATTTATCAGGTCAAGTTATTATTTGGCCGTTAGAATATCAAGGTGATCCCAGTACTGCACTTAATAAATCTAGGTTGCCTGCTGGATATCTTAAATGTGATGGAACAAAATATTTTGCCTCTGATTATCCTGCATTAGCAGCAATTTTAGGAACAGGTGATTCATGTAAATATCTTAGGAGAAATCCTGACGGGACAGCATTTGATATCTTGTCTGATACACAATTTATGGTTCCTGATCTTGGTTCAAAATATCCAGAACCAACATCAGGTGCTAATGCCGGATCCTATAATAATATTAGATTGCCAAATGCTTTGGGTAACTTAGTAAGTAGATCAGGTATTGGAATTGAAGTAACGTCTGCAATCGGTGATACGGTAAACATTACATATTCCGGTACTATAACAATACCAAGTCAAGAAATTCCTCTTAGAGGAAGACCATCTTGGGAATATGCTGGAGATATACATTATACCGAGATTGAAGGTGTTGAAGAGACTGCAGTTGCCGGACATATGCACTTCCATAGTGGTACTAGAGCAAGAAATTTACAAACAAACGAACCTTCGGGAGATGAACCTAATCCAATTGGTGGTAGTACTGGTCGTAGAAATGCATCAACTATACCTATTCAAGATTGGTTAGATGCAACTAGATATAATAATGATTCTAGTCAACCACCTGGAAGTGGTCAGAATGTTTGTAAGGCAATTGATAAGTGGCGATCCGAAGCGATCACAACCCAGTTTGGGCAACAAACTATATACTGGGGAGCTTGTATTTTTGGATATGGTCAGGCAGAATATACTTATGGATGTTTGAGTAACGAAGAATATTCTCTTGATGGTTGGAGAGAAGAAGGATCGCCTAATGGAAGTGATACTGCAAAGTATGGTAACTATTCGGAAGTTCCGATATTCGGGTGTGTCCTTGATGGTGATGCTAATGGTGATGATCCAGCAACTAATTTTGATAATGACATTCCGGTTACATATGAATCTGGATATCCCGGAGTCCCATTAGATTTTGATAGTGTTAGTTTGCATGATGTTGTTCCATTACAATCTAATCAAGAACATAAATCTCAATCTGCTACTACCGATATTGAGAATGAAACTCTAGATACTATTGACTTAGCAATTCCAGCTGGAGAAGATCCAACTAGGCATAGTCATCGCATTTATTTGGAAAAAGGTGACCATAGTTATAAAGTTAAAACAAATGCAATTAATGTGCCACCTGAAAATTTGGTGACACGTATGGATATAGGAACTGATAACTCAGTTTCTATTGATGCTGCTACATCACCATATATTGTTATGGAATATTTAATTAAGATTTAATAGTAATGTCACAAAGTTATAGAAACGCAAGACAGGGATTCCTGACCGATATGTTGGTGGATACTACACCAATCGGATCTATTGTGCCTAATTTAAAAAGCACTGATAATAGTTTTGATCATAATTATGTTAAATCTGGAGATATAAATTATGGCAATTTAAGTGAAAAAACCGGTAATGCTTATATAACAGGAGATGATCCGGCATATACTCACGAAGGATATCTATATTGTGATGGATCAGAGTATCAGATTTCTGATTATCCTGTATTGTATTCTATTATTGGAAATCAATATGGTGGAAGATCTAGTCAAGGAATTGATCTTACAAATTTTGGTGCTGGATATACCAGTACTCCTACTGTTAATATAGGAGCACCTGCTGCTGGTGGAATACAAGCAACAGCATCTGCACAATATGATAACACAGGTAAAATAACTACTATTACTACTCTAGTTGCAGGTGAAGGATATGATCCGTATAATCCTCCAACGGTAACTATAAGTGGTGGTGGTGGATCTGGTGCTACAGCAGAAGTTAGAATTGATTCTGATACTGGAGGTATTTCTAGGATTACTACTGCAAACGTTTTAGATTGGTGGGGGGTTACTAATCTAGGTACATTTGCAGTTCCCGATACTAAAGCAAGAAAAATTGTAGGTAATAACTCAGTATTTGGTAATAATTCTCCAAATATTGGAAATTCGTCTCTTGGTGTAGGTTTTTCTGGTGGTCAGTGGTATTTTGCAAAAGAATCTCAAGATGAATACTTTTCCTTGGGTAGAATTACTACTAGCGGATATGATGCAGTTGTTGAGACTACTGGATGTACTATTATTGGTAGTCAAGATGTAACTGTTACAATGAAGGATGCTAAATTACCTGGAGTTTTTCAGCATAGTCATAGTGTTTTTCATAGTCGTCCTGGTGATACACAATGGGTGAAAGAGGGGAGTGGAGATAGATATTTACAAGATTATAAAGACGGCAGCGGTAGAATTTCAAGATGGTATCCTACAACTGGTCAAGTCTTTACTCACAAACATGGATTACTTAGAAGACCAAACGATGATAATACAGTTGCAACTTATGATGTGTTTGATGCATATGGTGGAGCAGGTGGATCAGGTACTTTAAAAGATGATACTGCAGATCCTGCAGACCAAGCATATCTAGCATCTGGTGCTCAAGGTGCAGGATCTTGGGAGTTTCAAACTTTTATTCCTAATCCAGTATCATACACATTATCATCTAATTCTGTAATTGGCGGTAGAAATATCGTTACTGGGGGAACTCCAATTATTAATTATACCAATGTATGGGAATTTACTAATGCTGGTAGTTATTCTATTGATTTTAGTACAGTTACAGGAGATCCAGAATCTTTACAATATATTGTAGTTGGTGGTGGTGGATCTGGTGCTAATGGAACTACACAAGGAAGCGATGGAACTTCTAGTAGTCTTAAAATTGGTGATGGTAGTTTATTACATTTAGTTGCTGACGGTGGCGAAAAGGGTGGAGCAGCATCTGGACAGTCTGGTGGTTCTGGTGGAGATAAAGGTGGAACTCAGAAATTAGGAACCAAAGGCGGCGGTAAGTTTGATGGTCTAGATGGAACTAGTGGAGCTAATGGAGTAGCAAGTAATGGATTTCCTAAAGTAGATTATCCAAATAACCCAAATGGTGGCGGTACTGGTGGATTATTAGGATTGGGAACATATGGTGTGGGATCTAATGGTACAAACAAAGAAGTAACAGGACAAAGTGGCACATATAGTCAAACTAAGTATAGTAATGGTTCATTTAGTGGTTTAAATGGAATTAGTGGTATTCTGACAGCTAAATTTACTATTTCTGGTGGTGCAGGAGGTTCTGCAAACAATGGCAGATCTGGTCATAGAGGAGTTCAAATAAGTTCAGAAATAAGAGATAATCAGCGTGATAGTTTTACTCAACAAGGTTGGTCAGTAACTATTGGTAGTGCAGGTAGCAACGGTCCTGGTACAGTTGTCCCCATTGACAACAACAGAGGTTTTTACACTGCCGGAGCTGCTGGCGGTACTAATTCCAGTGGTGCTAGTGGAAAGAATGGTGGAAGAGGGGATAGGAACCAAGGTGGAGGAGGCGGCGGCGCTGCCACATTGTTATACCGAGGATCTCAGTTAGTAATTGGTGCTGGCGGCGGTGGCGGTGCTGGTGGTGACGGTAACGATGGTGGACCGGGACAGAATGGATTATCTCCTGTGGGATTGCAGCAGGGAAATCAAGCACTAGGACCTGGATCAGGCGGTGTAGGTGGTAATTACGGTTGCATTGGCGGCGGTGGAGGCGGCGGCGGTGGCGGTGCTGCCAAGAATGGATTTTCTACTCCTGGTGGTAGTGGTGGTGGTGCTCCTGGTGGTCCGGGTGGTGCTCCTGGTGGTAACGGTGGTCACCAAGGTGGTGGCGGAGGAATGACAGGAACTAGTTCTCTTAGAAACGATTATTTTACTGCTGCTCAACAATCTCAAGGATCTAGTGGAAATGGTTATGCAACTTTAAACGTAACATATAATAATGATTATTGGACACCTGGTGGCGGTGGTGGCGGTGGTTCTGGAGCATGGAATGGTGTTACTGGATGGAGTCAATTAGGTAATCCTGCATCTGCTGCAATCACTGTTGGATCTGGAGGATCATCACCTGGTGGTGGTGTTGCCAATGGCGGCAAAGGATATGTTAAAGTTGGATTAGGAGTTGTTACCGGATGGGAAGGTGGAACAACAACTGTTAGTACTGGTGATGTATTTGAATCTGGATCTGCAGATGCAGATGATTGGGATGTAGATGTTTATGATTTTGGTGATGGTAGTGGTACTACTGGAAACTTCAAGAAACCAACTGAAACACCAATTATTAAGATCATAGGCGGTGGTGGAACAGGTGCAACTGCTACATGTACCACTTCTGGAAATGGTGCAGTAAATAATGTTTCTCTAACTAGTGGAGGTAGTGGATATACTGAACAACCATATGCATATGTCTTAAATGGTAGTTCTGCTGGAACTATTATAGCTGCACAAGTAGATCAAAATGCTGGAACAGTTTCAGATTTAACTTTAATTCCAAATAGTTCTAGTCAAATTGAGTCATTCTTGAAATTTGGTGGAGTAAATGGAAAGACTAGTAAAACGAGATTTGCTGTGGTTAAATCAACAGATTGCACTCAAGTAAATTATGTTTCCATAAAAGCAGCAAGAGGAAACGATTCAAATGGTGGTAATAAACCAGAAGAAACACTGAAAGTTTACTATCAATTGAATGGATCTGAAACATGGAATTTGATTGATACTATTATCAATCCAAACTCTAATAGAACGGATCCTTTAATTGGAACTGTTCCAGCAATTAATAGTACGTGGGATGGTACTGGAGGAAATACAAAATGGTATACTTATAGTGTTGCATTACCAGCTTTAGCAAAACAAGATGGTGTTAAAATCAAATTTGAGCAGGAACGAGCAAATGCTAATAGTGCTAATGATAATGCAGATAACACTGACCATTATGGTATTGCTGAGGTAATTTATTGGAAAGAGAAAGTAACCGAATTAATTTTTGTTCCAACTGCTGGTGCTATCTCAAAACCTGCTGTTGATAGTCTTACATATACAGTACAAGGTCAAACTGGACCTGGAATTACATATAGTTCTGGATTAAATGCTAGTGATGCTAAACTTACGATGAAGTCAACTACTAAAGTTGAACCAATCGTATCATTAGATCCAGATTTTAATATTCCTCTGCTTGTACCGTACAGATTATGTAAGTACCTTATCAAAGCTTTCTAAATATATTGGAGACTATAATTGAACAACATGTCAACGCAGAACTCGGCTGACATACCAGTGTTACAAGTACAACTTGACACGGTAAATCAGGAAATTACATACAATGGTACGGCAAAGGTAATTCCCGAGAGTTATTGGAAAGATACCCTGCTTCCTTTTCTTTATCCTTTATGGGATAGTGATAAGGATAAGTTGATCTTGTTTAATTGGTTTACCAATGACACATATTATGCTAAACGTAGAAGATATAGAAAGAATTTTTCTACCTCTAAATTTGAATGGGTTGACTATGAAATGGAGCAACTTTCAACTGATGAAGGTAAAGCGGTAAAAGATAAATTAGTTGAATCATATTATTTGATTGATTCATTAGAAGATCAAGAGTTCAATCAAGAACTCGCTAGAATGTATGCTAAAACATCTTCAGTATCACCTCTCACTATTAGACTTGCCCGCAATTTTTTATTAAGTGAGACTGATTGGGCACTAGCACCAGACTCTCAATTAAGTGATGCTGATAAAGCAAAATATATTACATACAGACAAAAATTGAGAGATATAACAGATCAGACTGAGTTCTCTACAAATGCAGATATTGTTAAATTTCCAATCTCACCTGAGTTTTATAGTAAAGTATACTCAGTAGATTTTCCTGATGTGGAATATCTTACAACAGATAATCAGTTCATGCCTACTAGTAGACATTATCTTAAGTTGTTCAGAGATAAAATAGCAAACTATCTTACAATTAAATCTCTTACTGAAACTAATTACTTTGATATTCTTCTCCGTGAATATACTAAAGTTAAAAATCCTGAAATGGATAATATGGTAGATGAATTAACACCAGAACAAATTCGTGATCAAAAACTCTTTTTAGAAGAGATCATCAAAAGAGCACAAGATGCCATTGATAATGAGGAAGGATCATGATCATACAAGGAAATGAACTACAGGTATATGATTTAATTGCATCATATGCACAAAGATATCAGCAGACACTAGTTTATTTTGATTTAAGTACATATAATCAATTAGATGAATCTACTAAGAATACAGTAAATACTTGGTATGAAGAGTTTATTGATGAATATGTTCTTGATATTATGAAACAAGGTGTATTCAATACCATTAAATTTACTGATGATACCGTAGCATGTCTTAATGCAGGATCATGGTTCCCAAAAGAGAGTCAATGTCCAAACACAAACTACTATATCAGATGTTATGTGGTTGATGCATATGGTGATATAATATGGGAAAACAATTAATGTATGAAAGTACCATCAAAAGTAGAATTGCAGCATATGCAACTGCAAGCAATGTTGAAAGAGCATTGTATTCCCGAGAGTGAGTTGTTGTATTGTGGTGAACGTGAGTATACTACACAATACGTTGCACATCCTGAATATCATGGACAGTTAATGCACTGGTACATGATTGGTGGCGAGCATGAAGTGCCAGTGTGCGATATTGAGTCGGTTGATGCGGTGGACGATTAATAACTGTCACAGTGACCTTGACATATTCAAACACATGTGCCATACTATGTGAGTTGTCCATCAATCCAATGTTCTCCGAGCAATTAATTTCACTTGCAACTGACCGAGCACTAGGTCATCCCACACAAACAGAATGTGATCTTTTTGAGGAATTGTATGAAGTCTACATCAACGACTCTAATAGCTCCACTTTGCGTGAGCATATTGTTGCTCGTGTTGCTGGATGTAACCCTCTTCCTGGTAAGCTTGGCAGAGATGCAATCCAAATCGGGACTAACATAGAGAAAGAGATTAAACCAAAGAACTACACTAATAAGACTACCAATGGTAGCGGGTGCTTCAATGATTATACTAGAGCAAGATATGACAAGGATACTGATGTCAATCTTCCTATTATTCATGGTTTGTTTGTTCATGGCATACTACATTACGTTGTAGAGTTTACTATTGATGCAGTAGCACATAAACTTGATTCACAAATACGAAAGAAATGTGAAGAGGGAGGCAATCAATATGTACGATCTGCATCATGGTCATATAAAGACTGGATTGATCATCCATCATTGACTGTACACTATATCAATAAAGATCTTATTGGTAAGAGTCACATTAAAGGTCAATACAAAATATGTGATCCATTTTACAAAAAACTTATTAATTATGACTATTGATTACGACTATCAGCAATTAGAAGTACCCCAAGATATCTTAAGGTATTGTGATTCCTTTGTCCTTGATGCTCAACGTAATAATTTACGGTACATTGATTGCGTTCTCATGAATATGGGTGAGTATGGTAATGATCCACAGCAGTTAAAAGAAATGCGTGAACGAATCATACCAGTTTTTGAATGAACCAGTTGCTGAACTGTCCACCAAACGCGCACAGCACCCCATAACCGTGTATATTAGGAGAGTCAAAGGAACACACCACATGCAACTCACCACACTCGTCACCACCGTTGATTTCTTTCCTGAGGCATTCATCGCTGAAGAGGACGGCGTGATCGTCAAGCGTTTCCAGAAGCGTGTCACCTTCAACTCCAACGGTCTCAAGTCTTACAGCACTGTGACCATGCTCACCGCTAAGAATGAGTGGGCAGAGCGTATTGCTAACGGTGCTGAGGTAACTAACTACAACGTTGAGCAGATGCCACGCTCTGAGTATGCTCCGATGGCAGTGGGTTGATGATAGAACTACCCTCTGATTTTCCACATAAAGCACCCGAGCACTATTACTATGATTGTCAGGATTTCAAACGTAATGTGGTTGCTGTATGGCTTTGTGACACTAAAAGTTACGCTTATACTACTGATAGTCCTATTCGTACCATCTGGGGATTCATCAAGTTCAAGCGAACGAAGAGAAGCACTACGCACACTTACCATGCCCCCATCAACTCAAATAAGGTAGGTGCTGAGGTAGACATAAATGATACCAGAGATTATACTGCTATGCAGATACTCAAACCATTTAGACCATCAATACTCAATTTTTTGAATTGAGTTGTGGTATAATTACATTGTATACTGAAAGTATGATTCATGTCTGAGTATTATGATTTGAAGCAGCAAAAGCGTAAGGATGCATTCGGTTTGTTTTACGAGAGTATATTGAAGCCTGACAATAGACTTCGGTCATGTGCTCACAATCAAGAATGTTTCAATGAATTAATGGAGTGGAGAGAAGACATTCTTCAATACCTACAACAACGTCGTCAACAGGAGTTCAACTAATGCAAGAAGGATCTTATGAGCACCAACGCAAATTTCGTATGCAAGATGCGATTGATGATTATCTCCAAGATGATAAAGTATCAGCACGACAAGCGTATGAAGAGATTATATCTTGTATCCAGGATGTGATTGATGTGCATGGTAGAGTAGCAAATCGTGCAGAAGAGTTGAGATGCTTGATGTCACTTGATCAAGATTTTAACACTGATGCATACTATAGAAAAGATATCAAGCAAGAGGATCCTGTATACAACGATGATGGCAGCACCTCGTATGGTTATGCTGCTCATATTACTCTTGGTGACGTTACTAAATTCCAGCGAGGATCTTCATTGTGAAATATCGTGTTGAATGGTGGAAGCGTAAGCAGAAAGGATATAGCAGCAGGCAATCTGTTGTCTTGTTTAATGATGCTGATGTATTGCATTTGGTGAAGAACATTCAAGAAGATCCTAATGTGAGTACTGTAGATGTTATCCCTGTATTAGGAGAATGAATATTGTAAGAGTTCCGTTTACTGCGGAACAAATGAAATTTGTAATGGATATGATGATGAAGTATCCTAAAGACCATGTATACCATAAGCATGTTGATGATGCGTTTCTGTATGACCACTTAGAGAAGTGGCACAGGTACGCGCTTCAGGTGGAGGAATGACCCTATAATAAGCACATAAGCAACCAACACCATGCTCACGCAACTCCCCAACGGTACAATGCTCTACTTGCCCTACAGTGTTGATAAGTACACTGCTCGCCAACGTATGGAAGCATATGCCAATCGTGAGCGTAACATGGACTACGATGGTCGCAACTTATTCAACGAAATGTTTGGCGAGAATAACCAATGATACGTTACACGCTTGCAGGCATCTGTGTAACATTTGCTATTGTTTCTTACTTAATGTTTCTTGCTCATCGTGATTCTAAAATGATGAACTACTATGACTCAACAATCCAACAAAGAGTTCGTTGATGATCTCTTTAACAAACTCTTCAGTCATGTTGACACTGACATGATTGATCTACATGATGATGACACATGTTGTGATCATCTTGAATTTGAACAACTAACTATTAATTTTAACTAATGTCTATTTCCGAAGTAATGCTTGATCGTTGGCTCCTAGAGCAAATTGACGAGATCAATGATGACATGACCATGGACTTTAACAAGGACATGCCAACTGAAGAACTGTCACAGGAGGCATTGGATCTGCTCTGATCCAGCCTATACTATATTCATACCAAAGGAAACCACCACTGTGACCACCACCTTCGCTGACTACGCTGCATCTGCTGAGGCACGTAACGACATCGCACAAGCGATCTTAGGTCATACATTTGCGCTGTGTCAAGCACTTGAGCAGGACTTTGTTAAAGAGAGCATTCGTCGCCAAGAGTTCTTCCTGGCATCTGCTGTGGACAGAGAGTATCATGAGCAGAAGATTGCGGACCTGAAGCGTAACATTGGTACGTATCAGTTTACTGTTGATACTGGTCGTAAGTATCACAAGGTGATGATGACTACTGATGGTGGTAATCGTAGTGTTCATGCTTTCGTGAACAAGACAACTGGTGAAGTATACAAACCAGCATCAATTAAAGCACCTGCCAAAGGTGTTCGTTTCAACATGCTAATCATCAAAGAGCGTGAGTTTATGCTTGAAAACGCTGACTGGGCCGGTGGTTACCTCTATCGTAACGCTGCCTACACTGGTTGACAACCCACTTCATACATAGTATACTGTAGTTCATCCGATCTTATCTCATGTCTGCTCCCCTGTTTTATCTTGTTGCTGATGGTAATGCATTTGCCATTGAAGATGACGGTTATATGTTTGGTGCTGCTGTTAATGACGACGGCAGCGTGGATTGGGATGGTTCTTATGAATTTACTCCCAATGAAGAGGATGTTGAGTATGTTGCACATATGTGTAATCTACTTAAACAAGCACAACAATTGTCCCAAGAACAAACTCAAGAGGTCTTCGTCAAATGATTTACTTGTCCCGATATACTAAGACGAAACCCCAGCATGCTGCTCCATTAATTGTAGCAGATATCAAGACCCTCCTAAAACCGCTTCCAACGCACTACAGCAGAGGTGAGTACAGTACACCTGTCACGACCGAGGCAAAACCCTTTACAGACGAATACAGACGCTTCTGGCGTTATCATGGTCATTACACTCTAGAATTTACCAAGGCATTGATGCAATCTTTGCCTAAAGACGTTAAATTCGTCTCCTATGATCACCTCAACAACAAACTGACTCTTATTAAACTATGAATAACGTTGATGCTCTTCGGATATCCGAACAACGCGATGACATTTGTGAATGGATGATGACTCGCTTTCGTGAATTAATTGCAGATGATCGTGTTGATGATGCACTGCATTTTGCAGACGAGTGGTTTGAATGGATGGATCCAGAGGGCTACATAAACGAGCAAACTTTGTTTTACAACGAAGATGAGCTCGCAGAACTCTACAAATCGCTCCAATATGGATGAACAAATCAAAGAATTGATATTGTTGTACATGGAAGCGGAAAACAAGAAAGATCACGCGCTAGCAGAGAAGATTCTGTATGACATCAACAAAATCAAAGACCTTTGTCGTGGAGATTCCCCTAATTGATGCTCTAGAACAAGAGTATCAAGATTGGTTGGAGATTAAACAGAGTTTGGGTATCAAACGTTCACTCAAAAGTTTTCTCTATTTTATTCACAACTATGGAATACCTAACAAAGAAGGAGGCAGTATGGATCTGCCGAAAGATGATTAAGGTATGGCACCCTGAACTACGCGGTAACATACCTGCAAAGCAAGAGTATTGGAGTAAGTTCCTTGACATTTTATATAATGATGGTAGAATTGAACAAACTGATTATGACACCTGGTTATGCCCTTTCAAACTAAACTGATTAATGCTGTCGTTGGTACTGTAGTAGCACTTGCTGCCAATGTAGGCACTCCTGCAATTGCAGATCCTCTTACAGATGATGAATACTTTACTAACCATTCTATGGGATGTATGCTCCTTCAAGAGTGTACTGATGATGTAGATGAAGTGTTCTCCCTATTAGATGTTTCTTCTCAGTATGACAATACGGATTCTTTTTATCCGGTTGCTAATGAGTTTAACAATATGATTGTGTCGCTGAATCAAATCGGTGTCAGAGTATATCTTGCGGACGAGAAGTATTTCCCTGTAGGACATCGTGGTGTCTATCATACTGTGAGTAATAACTTCTTCTTGAACAAGGCATTTATGGGTCGTCCTAGTACACTCATGAGTGTAATGCGTCATGAAGGATGGCATGCAGCGCAGGATTGTATGGCAGGTACGATTGATAATAGTATGATTGCTATTATTATGCCTGAAGATAGCGTACCAATGTTGTGGCAAGAGATGGCACGTAGGACCTATGTATTTCAACCAGGTGCAATTCCGTGGGAGAAAGAAGCAACATGGGCAGGTAAGACAGAAGAAATGACATTGCGAGCACTTCAGAGTTGTGCAGCAGGAACAATGTGGTCGGATTATGAACCAACTCCTATGACACGTGAATGGTTGGAGAACAATGGATTCATCAAATAAGTACATCACTAAAGTACAACAGTACAAAGACACAGAGGACTACTACATTGAAATCCCAGAAGAAATCACCAACGAACTCAACTGGCAAGAAGGAGATGAAATCGGTTGGACAGTCGTCAGCGAGCAAATCATCCTCACGAACTACTCAAAGAAAACTAGAGGAGAATATCAAAGCGTTAACATCAGTGACGCCACGCAAGAAGACTACCAAGACTTCTGGTACAACAGCGAAAGCGAAGGGCAAGAGTACACCAGCAACAGAGTTTAGATATCAGAATTCACGTAAGTTAAATCTATTTCCTTACGTGGATACATTCCCATGGTTTCTAGAAAATCGTAAGGAAGACAATAAGAAGTGTTGGTTTCAGTGTGAAGATCATGTGATTAAATATGTCACGAGGTACAACCTCTATCCAATTAAAGATTATAAGTGCTTATGCTACAACCACAACCAATAGATGACCACTATTATAACTGGCACAAGCAACCCTGAGCACTGGTGATCTGTGTTATAATAACAGAGTAACCAACCTATATCATGAGCAACCGTTTTTGGTTATTGACAACTACATTATGTGGCATTGGATTATTGTACGTGACTACAATGCCTGCTGCAACACAAGGTGAGATGGTTCAAACCATCGTTGAGATTGTGCATTCTTTCCCTAAAGCAAAAGACGGAGAACAGTACTAATGACTAAGAAGCAAATCATAAGCAAGAAAGGTGAGACCTGGGAGTATGAAGAAACTCCTGAAACTCGTGCTGCATTGAAGAAATTACATGATGGTATTCGTAAACTAGAAGAACAAGCACCTGATTATGGAGTTGGCAAATGACTCAAGATGAACTATGGCATATGATGCATACTCTTGGTTGGGATGTAAGTCATGATGATATTGTACTTGAGGTTGGTGGTACTGTAGTTTCTGGTATTGAACAACCAGAAGGATATAATAAGAAATGGGCGTCACCTATAGGTCATCGTAAGTATAATAAGGATGCATTCATTGTAATTAAAAATAGGTCTCGTGATGATCATACGAAATCAAAAGCACAAACAAATGAATAGATTCTTTATCCGTGAACGACATCAAATCATCACTGATACCTATCATGATCTGTCTATTAATGATAGATTCATGCAGGAATTAGAAGACATTAACTGGCCTATGTCTTATAAGACAAATGTTGGTGCTATGATGTCTGATTGGACAATGAAATCAGATAATGTTAACACGATCTATGAATGGATCATCTCATTACTACACAACACTCATCAAGATTTACCTGTAGATCTATATCAGTTGTATGAAGCATGGTTTGCAAAGTATAATGATGGTGATAGTACACGATGTCATGATCATAAGTTTGTACCATTCTCTTTTGTTTACTTTATTCATTCACCTGAAGGATCATCATCACTCTATTTCCCTACATCTAATAAAGAAATCACTCCCACTCCAGGTAAAGTGGTCATCTTCCCTGGTAATGTAGAACATTATGTACCAATCAATCAATGTACAAATAGAGTTGTTCTCGCAGGTAATATCAAATGAAAGCAGAATTTGATATTACTCCTACAACCTATGATCCGACTCTTGAATGGGGTGATGAAGTTGAAGTGTTTCGTGGTCGTTTTCCTCAACATGCAACAATTACTTGGGATAATATTGTTCCCCTTTGGCAAGAAGAACGTAATCATGATTACTTAAGATGTCTCATACCACCAGATACACTTGTACATGAAAATCAAATTGATTATGAAGGTGAAACTGATTACCCTGATTTAGCAATACGTGGTGATAGACAAGTTATTCTACCAACTATCGTTACACATACTCAAGACTTTCTTGATCCTAATACTGTTAACATATGTCAAGAAGCATTTGATTTAAAACTTGAAAACTTACACATTTACAGTAATGTCATTGCTGAATCATATGTCTTTAAATCTCATCGTGATCCTCATTCTCTTTTCATCATACAATGTATGGGTATGATTCAATATGAGTTTGAAGATGATTCAATTCATCAACTTCATCCAGGTGATGCCATCTATATTCCAAGAGGAATATATCATGCACCTAAAATCTTTGGTCCTCGGGTGACTTTCTCTTACAATTGGCATTACAGACGATGATCATACCACATAAAGAAAATATCAATGTAATCACTGCTGTATACCCTGATCTTTCCATCAATAAACAATTGTATACTGATGCACATACACTTGGATGGAAAAAAATTAATGTGTCAACAGTACGTGTTAAACATATGTCTGAATGGTGGGTAGAATCTCCTGCTATTGATACCATTGTTGATTGGGTAGTACGTACTACTGCCAAAAACATACATTACACATTAGATCATACATTTACTATTGTCTCAACATGGTTTGCTAAGTATTCAAAAGATGATTTCTCAGTACCACATCATCACATCCCAACACAATACTCTTTTGTATACTATGTGAGAACACCACCTAACTCTTCACCTCTCCTTCTCCCATCATCTAATACAGAAATACCAGTAGAAGAAGGACTCGTAGTTATATTACCAATGGGTGTGATACATGGTGTTGACAAATGTCCAGTAGATGATAGACTAATATTAGCAGGTAATTTCTATCTTACACCTCCAGGTATGACAGTACATATGGATGGATACTACGAGGGTTTTGAAAAATGATTGATGAAAGTAAGATTGTAATCACTGATAACTTCTTATCACAGGAGCAGTTTGAATCACTCAAGCAGTATATCATGAGTAATCGTATGGCATGGTATACATGTGGTAGTAATCAACCTGGTAATTATCCATTGATGCAGCATATCTTTTGGTCTGATACTAAAGGACCAGAACAATATCCTGATATACCAATGTTAAATCTAGGATATAATTACATATGCCCTATCATCAATAAAATACCTATTGCTGCAATGATTCGTTGTCGTGCTAATCTGAGTTGGTACACTAGTACACAACAATGTCGCGCATATCATACTGATACGACATTTGATTGTACTACTGCAATATTCTATGTACATGATAGTGATGGTTGTACAACATTTAATAATCCTGATGATGAAGAACTAGAGGTGGAGACAGTCGCAAATAGATTGGTTGAATTTCCATCATCATACGAACATTCATCTACACCATTTACTACAACAGATCGTCGTATTGTGATTAACTTTAATTACATCAAACAACCCCCATTAATACCGAATAAAGGTATGATTAATCCATTTAGTAATCCTGAACATTGGTAAAAAGTAATGTATCAACCAACAATTAATGATAGAGTACAATGGAAAGATAAGGAAGGTTGGGTATACTTCATCTGCTCTGATTACTTTACATTAGAACTTAGTGTTAAACCAAAGAATGATAACCAAGGTTCACCACATAAGAAAATTCACTTACTTCTAGTAGTATACAATACATTCTATAATGAAGTACAATACCTAGGTAAACGAGCAACCAAATACGATGACTCAATTGATCCAACCCTCTGATCCACAATACTTCACCAATACATCAACAGAACCATACGATAGACACAATTATATCCTACATTATAAGGATAAGACACAACAAACATACACTGATTGGCAAGATCTCTATCTCAAATGGTTTCAAACACCTAAGCAATTCTTATCTCATGTTGAAGTGATAGATGTACCTACACTCCGCACCCCTCCACCACAGGGTTTTTAAAGATACTCATGGATACTACCCAACTCTTTATAAATCATTAAATTAATAGGGGTAGGGAGCTTTGTAGTTACTGTCAAGGGTCTTCGGAGGGACATGGAAGGTGCTCTGGTGATGTTGGCTTAGCGCACAACCTACCGAAAGTCCAGCAAACATGTGCCAGACCTCAAAGTGGCACAGAAACCCTCAGAATCCCTCCCAGGTGCCTTATAATAATTGGAGAAACAAAGAAAACTGAGTTTTTGAGATTTTTGAGTTTTTCAAAGTTTCTATTTTCTCAGTTTTTTGTGTTTTTCCAATTATTAAACGTTAATCTTTAATGGAACTCGTGCAAATCTACGAAGAACTAGCATCAACTGCGGTAAACTGTGTTAAAATTGATGAAACACTAGTTAAAATCGTATATAATAGTAATACTGACAAAGAATATACATTTAACTGTGATAATACAGATGAATTCAATACTAAACTGTCAAATACACTAACAAACAAAGAATCAGTCGGTAGATTCATCTCTTCTAGTGTAAAGGAAGGATTGATTGTACCATCTAAATAATCACTCACCCACTGTTATACAGTAAGATCTAATTAGAACGATGAGTAAGAAGAACTATCACGGTAATACTGATTATCGTGATGAACTGCGAGATGAGTTTGAAGACTTTGGATACAATGTAAAGAATGTGAAACGATCCGCTAAGAAGAAGGTAACAAAATTCAAACGCGAAGTCAATGACTATGATGACAGTTATTGAAGTGTCCACTATCTGCTGACAGGGCACTGAAATGATGTATTATAAGGGAGTCGTCAGGAAATCAGCAATTGACAGTCCAAGTCGTCAAGCACTCATTCTATAAGGTTGAGATTGACACCTTTGAGTCACCGCAACATCCGATCATCTACTTTCGCAAGTGTGGCAAGTGTACCACTCACAAGGGCATGGAGAGACAGCATGATCGGATGGTGAACGAGACCATAGAGGCATGGCGTCCATTCTCACAGCAGATCCGTCGTTACACTGTATCACGTGTGCCACCTGACGTAGTGGTACAAGGCGACATCCGCTGACCCCTTCCATACCCTATACTAAGTTCATCAACGCAACCGACCATGATCACCGTCACTTTCACCGAAGCACAACTCGCCGTCTTCACCGAGGCACTTGATCGCGCTGTTGACTGCCCCATGCTTGACGATGACGCCAGCACTGATCTGGTGCTTAACGAGTTGGTAGGCAAACTTGAGGGTGCTCGCCGTGCTGCCCGTCTTGCTGCCTGAGTCCAGTCCATCTGTCAACTTCACTAACAACACCATGCGTAAGATTGAGAGCAACATGAATGCCGCTATCAAGGCAAACAAGAACTGGACTAATGCAAACACCTCTGTTACCACTGATGATGGTGTGTCTACTGTGTATCTCCATGGCAACAAGATTGCTGAGGTAGGTGATGCATTCGTTCGCATCTTTGATGGTGGATGGCAGTCCAATACCACCAAATCACGTCTCAACGCTATCATCAACGAGTTCTGTTGTGCGTTCACTGATGGTGTCTTTCAGAAGGACTACGCATGGTATATCCGTGACAACAAGGTAATCCACGACTTCACTAACGGTTACGAGTTTGTAGAATTTGCATAATTGACGAAACCCAAGTTTCTCGCCTTTTGAGATTCTTGGGTTTTTCACTTTTTTGTTAATTTTACATTTAATGTTAATTCCAACTAGTACTAATGATGAACTATTTCCTTGGTTTTTGTGGATAATCTCTAAAAAGTGTTACTCTATACTCACTAAATGAGTTACCTCTAGTATAACTATTAGTACTGAACAGTAAGTGTTACTATGACTGTAGAAGAAATGTATCAAGAACTCAACGATCAGTTAGAGGAAGATAGTGACACAAACTACGATGATAGTTGTATGTTTGATGCAGACATTGACTATACCACACAATCGTGAGATATTTGGACCGATTGGGTACAGTTCCTAAACTGTCACATCATCACTTGATTTTCACTCTCACCTCTGCCATACTACTATTGTTGAAACAAACCAGATCAATGTTTGACGAAATCAATGACATGCAAGGCGAAATCTTTGACGTGCCAAACATAGAAACTGTTCTCGTTGAAGATGAGAACGGAGAACTAGGAGTTGACCTCACCGACATCAACAACT